GCAGAAAATCGCTTGATAACCGCTCTCAATAAGGTTGCCGTTATTGAGAATCAACAATAGGTTTTGGAGCTTGCCATGCTGTGGTGCGAATGCACATCTGCAACCGAGCGGTAACCTAGTTGCATGACGGTTGCAAATAGCCAACTACTCAGTGCTGGCAAGGGTGCTGAGCTGATCCGTTCGAATACCGGCCGGAGTTGTACTAGGCAGAACTTGGAGAAGTTGTGCAAGCAAGGCCGGCTGCCGCGTAGCACGGCAAGCGCTGCGCCGGTGCGGGTGCGGGCTGATCTGCTGGTAGATGAATACCTGTCGAACGTCGCGCCACATCAGGCCGAGGCACGGCAGCCAAGGGCCAAGCGTCAGCGGGCGATGGCAACTGCATCAGTGCCTGCACAGCTGCCGCCGGAGCGGCCTGATGATCTGCCGGAGTACACTATCAGCCGTGCCCGCTCAGAGTTTGAGAAAGCGAACCTGCTGGAGCTGGATCGCAAGACGAAGGAAGGCCAGCTGCTGCGGCGTGAGGATGTAGAGCAGGCGTGGAACGGTGCAGTCAACATCACCCGTACCAAGGTGCTGGGCGTTCCGAGCCGTGCCAAACAGCAGATCCCGCACCTGTCGCCTGATGAGGTGGAGCTGATTAGGGACCTGATACGCGAGGCCCTCGATGAGCTGGCCGCTGGTGAGGTGACGGCATGATCACGGCGGACGTTGGCCAGCTGACACGGCAGATCCTGGCAGGGTTTAAGCCACCGCCGAGGTTACGGCTGAGTGAGTATGCCGACGAGTTCTCAGTGATGACCGGCAGCGCGGCGGAGAAAGGCCGCTGGCGGACGCTGCCATATCAGCGGGAGATCCTCGATCAGTTCACCACGCCTGGCGTTGAGATCATTGCCTGCATGAAATCAGCCCGTGTGGGCTGGACCAAGTGCCTGGGTGTGGTGGTGCAGTACTTCAGCCACCAGGACCCGTGCGAGATCATGATCGTGCAGCCGGTGAAGGAAGACGCCGAGGGCTACAGCAAGGAAGAGATCAAGCCGCTGTTTGAGGATACGCCGGTGCTGCGCGGCCTGATCAGCGAGGCAAAGGCTCGGAACACGGCAAGCAACACGATCCTGCTTAAGCAACTCAGCAATGGCGGGCTGATTGACGTGGTGAATGCTGCCAGCGGCAGGGCGTTCCGGCGCAAGTCGCGGAAGGTGGTGTTGTTTGATGAGCCCAGCGCGTACCGGCGGATTGATGAAGGCGATCAGATTAAGCTGGGCCGCAACCGTGCGGATTACTACTGGGACCGAAAGATTGCGATTGGTGGGACGCCGATCTTTCCCAACGACAAGACGCATGAGTGGTTCCTGCGCGGTGATCAGCGCCGGTACTTCGTGCCGTGCCCGTTCTGCCAGGAGTACCAGGTGCTCCGGTGGGAGCAGATGCGCAAGGACGGCGATGGTGCTGGCCAGTATGAGTGTGCCCACTGCGCTGAGCTGATCCCGCATAGCAAGAAGCGGTGGATGGTTGAGCGTGGCGAGTGGCGGGCTACAGCTGAATCACAGCAGCCGGGGCTAGTGAGCTTCCACCTGTGGGCCGGATATAGCTACAGCCCTGCAGCGGACTGGTCGATCTTGGTGCGTGAGCACCAGGAAGCACTGGAGGCAATGCGCCGTGGCGACCCTGACGCCATGCAGACGTTCCATAACACGGTGCTGGGTGTGCCGTGGGAAGACACGCTGGCCGGCAAGCTGACAGGTGATGGCCTCGCTAAGCGCCGGCAGGACACAGCAGCTGGCAATGGGTATCCAGTGGGCAGCGTGCCCGATGGCGTGCTGCTGATCACAGCTGGCGTTGACGTACAAGGCGGTGGCGGATCATTGGGTGAGCGGCTGGTGGTGACGTTATGGGGCTGGGGCCGTGGCGAGGAAGCATGGCACCTGGGGCACTTTGAGATTGATGGCGACCCGCAGCAGCCGGAGACTCTGGCTCAGCTGGATCAGGTAGCAGAGACGCGGTGGAAGCGTGACGACGGCATCGTGCTCACCTTGACGCTGGGTGGCATCGACGATGGCGGCATTGCCACCCAGGAGGTTCGGGAGTGGTGCCGCACCAGATCGGCAACATGGGTGCCAATGAAAGGCGCTCACCAGAAAGGCAAGGCATTGATTGGCCGTGGTGTGCCGGTGGATGTGAACCGGAAGAACCAGGCGGTGCTCAAACGCGGCGTGCTGCTGTACCCGCTGGGATACGACGCGAGCGTGAACCATCTGCAGGGCCGGCTCAGGAACGAACAGCCAGGGCCTGGGTATCTGCACTTTGGCGAGGCAGCTACGGATCAGTTCTTGGATGAGCTATTCCCATGGAAGCGGATGCCGCGACGTGACAAAGGGCAGGTCAGCTACCACTGGGTGTTGCCGCCTGGGTCACGGGATGAAGGTGGCGACTGTACGAGGATGGCGTATGCAGCGCTGCAGATCGTCTCGCGCAAGTACACGCGGGCCACCATCTGGGACCAGATCAAAGCGCAGCTGGCGGCTAGCGCTGCCGGGCCAACATCACAACCTGCAGCAGGCATCACCCGCCGTCGTGGCAGCTGGCTAAGCCGCGACTGATCCTGTTCCATAGCCTGAGCTATGGCCAGATTCACGCAAGCCCAGCTCGATGATCTGCGTGCAGCAATCGCTGAGGGCGTGCTGCGTGTCAGTGCCAATGGTCGTTCTACGGAGTTTCGCAGCTTGGCTGAGATGCGCGAGCTGGAGCGCATGATGGCCGCCGAGCTGGAGAACAGCAGCTATCGCCCAAGCCGTACTTACGTGTCGTTCAAGAGGGCGTGATGGGAAAGCGCAAAGACCTTGAAGATGCTCTGAAGGCAACCAGGATGCAGCTGGCTATAGAGCACCTGCGATCCTTTGAAGCGGCCAAGCTGAGCCGGCGTACGGACAACTGGCTGACCAGTAACAAGGGCCCGAATGCTGACCTGCGGCTGTCGCTGCAGCGGATGGTGGCCAGGCATCAGGACCTGGTGGATTCAGACCCGTGGGCCAGTAAGGCGGTTGCAGTGGTCGTCAATAACTGGGTGGGCGATGGCATTGCCGGCGCTCCAGTTGGCGCTACACGCAAATATGCCGATGGCTACCGCGAATGGGCAGAGAGTACGGACTGCGACTGGACCGGTCAGCACAACTTCTACGGGCTGCAGTCGCTGATTGCTCGAACGGTAGCGGTGCGCGGCAGCTGCCTGGTGCGACGGCGGTTTGATGAAAGCCAGCTGGCGCGTGGCCTCAGTCCGCTGCAGCTGCAGGTGATGGAGCCGGACTACCTGGACTTGAGCAAGGACGATGGCGCCAAGATCAGGTTTGGCAAGCAGTACACCGATAGCGGGAAGCTGGAAGGGTATTGGATACGGCTGTCGCATCCGGGTGAAAGCGACTGGACCGGATCTATCAGGGTGCAAAGCGAGTTCGTCAACGCCTCCGAGATCTGTCACGTGTACGACATGCGCCGGCCTGGCCAGGCAACCGGTGTGCCGTTTGGCGTGAGTGCGCTGCTGAAGCTGCGAGACGTAAGCGACCGTGACGCGGCGCAGCTGCTGAAGGACAAGCTGGCGGCGTGCTTCATGGCATTCGTGTCAGATGCTGACGCTGACGCTGTGGCCAGTGGTACGGAGCTGCTCGACACGCTGGAGCCTGGCGTGATTGAGAATCTGCCACCTGGTAAGTCGATCACGTTTGCGCAGCCGCCTACGTCAGGCGACTACGTGGCCAATCAGAAGTACCACCTGCTGAGCATTGCGCAGGCGTATGAGATCACGTATGAAGCGCTGACTGGCGATCTGGGCAACGTCAACTTTTCCAGCGGCCGGATGGGCTGGATGGAGATGCGCAGGGCCGTTGCTCGCTGGCGATGGGGGATCATGATCCCCCAGCTGCTCAACCGCGTCGCTGGCTGGTATCGAGACGCTGCAGCGATATCAGGCACCGGCCGCGCCACTGCACGGTTTGAGTGGACGCCGCCGATCACCTGGCTGGTAGATCCGGCCCGCGAGATCCCGGCTTACGTCGATGCAGTGCGTGCTGGCTTCATGAGCTTGTCCGAGGTGCAGCGGATGCTCGGGTACGTGCCCGAGCTGGTGATCCAGGAGCTTGGCGCTGATATGGATCGCGCAAGGGCTGCAGGGTTGAAATTGGATGTAGACCTAGCATCAACAACTGGCACTGTTCGGCCGATGCCTATGGATGCAAATGCACAGTCCATAGCCTGAGGCCATGGAACAGCAGCTCCAACGGATGGCGCTTTTGGCGCCCAATAGCTGGGACGAGGAAACTCGTTCGGCGACGATTGTCATCTCTACGGATGCCGACGTTGGAGATGGGTTCCAACTGCTCCACACGCCTGAATCAATCCGCTGGCCGGAGCGGCCATTACCGGCCGACTACGACCACAAGCGCACGTCAGAGAGTATCTGGGGTGCGGTGATGGATCTCAGCTTGGAGCGTGCCGCTGATGGCACGAATCAGCTTGTAGGGCGCGTGGTGGTAGATGGTCCAGCTGAGGCAGTGGACATTGCACTGCCAAGGTTCAGGACCGGATCTGCGCGGTTCTCTGTTGACGCACGGATCTACGCCTGGCGTGAAGGTGATCCCGGCACACCGCTTGTTGCGACTGAATGGTCGCCGCAACTGGTGAGCTTGGTATCAGCTGGCCAGGACACGCACGCTGTAATGCGCAGTACCAACCCAACCGTGGACACTTCCATGACCGTTGAATCGCAGGCCGGGAGTGACCCGGTGATTGAGAACACTGATGCACCTGCTGCAGCCGCTGAGGCTGCTGTGTGTGCTGCACCGATTGCTGAACCTGAGGCGGATGACGCTGTGCAGCGTGCTGCAGCTGACAAGCTGGAGCTCGTTGTGCGTCGTGCTGCTTCTGAAGCCAAGCTGCCTGAGGATGTGGTGCAGCGGATTCTCTCTGAGAACCGTGGCCGCTCGCAGGTTGAAGCTCTCACCGCTGTGGTGCGTGAACACCGTATTGCCGTTGAGGCTCAGAATCCTGTGAACCCTGGCTTTGGCGCACCGATCACTGTTGTGCGCGATCAGGGTGAGACCCTGGTGCGTGCGTTTGATTCCGAGCTTCAGCGCCGCGCTGGCCTGATCTCTGCTCCTACCGAGGAGGGCAAGGCGGCCTATGGCCTGACCTGCCTGGAGATGTGCCGCAACTACCTCAGCTCCCGTGGTGTGAACACCCTGGGGATGAGCAAGAACGAGGTGGTGTCGCGTGCGTTCCACAGCACCAGCGACTTCCCCAACCTGTTCGCCAACGTCGCCAACAAGACGCTGCTGGCTGCTTACGCCGAAGAGCCGCAGACCTGGGCGCCGCTGGCCCGTCAGCGTAACCTGCCCGACTTCAAGCAGGTGACTGATCTGCAGATTGCCGGTCAGATCGTCCCCGAGAAAATCCTCGAAGGTGGCGAGTACAAGAGCGGCACGCTGACTGAAGGCAAGGCCACCTGGAACCTGGCCACCTACGGCAAGCGGATTGCCGTAACAAGGCAGGCGATCATCAACGACGATCTGGACAGCCTGAGCCGTGTGCCCGAAATGCTGGGCCGTGGCTGCCGACTGCTGGAGTCGAACATGGTGTGGGATCTGCTGACCACCGGCGCCAGCGGTGCAACGGTGAGCCTTGACGGTCAGGCACTGTTTGCTGCAGGGCATAACAACACCATCACTGGTGCTACGTCGGTGATTGGTATTGCTGGCATGGATGCCGCCAAGGTGAAGCTGCGTAAGCAGACCGACCTGGCTGGCAACCGCCTGAACTTGTCGCCTGCCTATCTGGTGGTGCCTGTGGAGCTGGAGACCACTGCGCTGCAGTTCCTGTATCCCACCGGCTATGCCCCTGCTGCTCTGACCGGTTCTGCTGGCCCCAACCCGTTTGCTGCTGGTGTGCAGCTGATCGTTGAGCCCCGCTTGTCAGATGACAGCACGGCTTATTGGTACCTGTGCTCTAGCCCCAACCGCGTGGAGATGATCACCTACGGCTACCTCGCTGGCGAGGCTGGCCCGACGATCACCACCACCGAGAAGCGTGATCCTGATGGTGTGGAGCTGCTGGTCCGTATGGACTTCGGTTGCACCCTCAGCGACTATCGCGGTTTTGTGCGCTCGGCTGGCGCCTGATCATCACCCTTTCTGAGGTAATCAACCCATGAAGAACTACATCCAAGAGGGTGAAAACATCACTCTCACCGCCCCTTACGCCCGGCTGTCGGGTGAGGGTGCATTGGTCGGCGCACTGTTCGGTGTGGCCATGACCGACGTGGAGAACGGCGCCGAAGGCGTCTTTGCCACTGAGGGCGTGTTCACGCTGGCCAAGGCCACTGGTGCCAGCACCGGCGGCGCCCAGGGCGCTAAGGCGTACTGGGTGGCGGCAAGCAAGTCGGTCAGCGCCGCTTCTAGCGGCAACACGCTGATCGGTTGCTTTGCAGCGACCTGCGCAGATGGCGATGCCACCTGCCTTGTGCGTCTGAACGGCACCGTCTGATGAGCTGGGCCAGCCGTCACAATCTGCTGGCCCGTGCCGTCAATCGTTCGCTTGGCGGCGTCCCGGTTATCTGGGGCGCCGTTTCAGGCTTGGCATTGTTGGAACAGAACACCGAGATGGTGATTGGCGACCAGGTGCTGAGCATTGAGTATGCGTTGCACAATCTGCCGGCTGCATCGTTTGGTGGCATGGCCCACGGTGATGCTGTCACTGTTGATGGCGTGAGCTACACAGTGCGGCACGCACCAATGCCGGTGGGTGATGGACGATTCTGCATAGTGCCGTTGAGCAAGGCCTAGCAGAGGTCCACAGACTGTAGACAAGAAAACTAACGGGCCATGACGCTGACCAACTTTATTGGAGCTGACGGCAAAGGCCGGACAGTCAGCACAACCGATCCATTGCCTGTGGGCGATACCGGTGGCAGCCTGACGGTCGATGGCAAGGCGTACCGCGCTGCGGTGACGATCACCAGGCCGAGCAACACCACCGCCTACACCGCTGGTGACGTGGTGGGTGATACGGGTGGCAGCGCGATCATCACGCTGCCCAGCATCGGCCCCAGCGGCGGGTATGTGCTGATGCAGTCGGTGCGGCTGCTGATCGGTAACACCAGCGTGCCTAGCGGCATGACGGGCTTCCGGCTGCACCTGTACACCGCCAGCCCCACGGCGATTGCCGATAACGCTGCGTTTGATCTGGTCAGTGGCGAGGTGGCCAACTACGCCGGTTACGTCGATCTGCCAACACCGCAGGATTTGGGCAGCACGCTGTTCAGCCAGGCTGATTACTGCGGCACTGCGATCAAGCTGGCCAGCGCCAGCACCACGCTGTACGCCGAGCTGGAGACCCGTGGCGCCTTCACGCCGGCCAGCGGGACGCTGTACGACCTGCGTGTGATGACGCTGGAGGCAGGTCTGTGAGCCTGA